CCGTCATATCTTCTGTCATATGCCCCCGCAGCACCTTTGGTGTGTTGCCAATGTAGTCCGCAGCCAGGACATACTTGTAGGCGATGTTGCAGGTAATGCTCGAACTCCCAACGTCGTCATAGTCGCCGTAGGTGTTTGCTGGGAGGTAAGTGTACTGGTTTGCGCCTGTCTGTATGTACGACGACGTTTCCATCAAAGTAACTACGAACCCGGCCTCCGCAATAGCCAACTTGAACAACGCGGTGCCAACGAAGTCGCCGGGCGGGCTGTAGTTGTAGAGCCGCACGAACGAGAACAGCCCCATCGCCTCCGAGCCGTCCGCGTTCCAGTAAAACGGATGCACCATGTAGTCAATAAGCAGCAGCGATGGGGACGCCAGCGTCACGCCGTCGATTGCCGGGAAGGTCAGGGTGTAGCTGGTCGAGCCTGCGTTGGTCAGCGTTCCGCCGGTTGCCATGTTGTCGAGCAGCGCGGTCAGTGGGAACTCACGGACTTTGAACAGGCTCGACGACTCCTGGCTGAATATGCGGACCACTCTGGTTTCGCCGCGCCTGCCAACACAGGCTGAGTGCACGATGAAGTCGGTCGTGAACCTGACGGCGTTAAGCCAGATGACCTTGCGCGATGCGTCTGTTGCGATGCCGCTGAGTGCATTTGAGTACGCGTCGTTGTTGGCATACCCGCCAACGACAGATGGCACAACAGGTGTGGTGCTAGGCCCGCCAACGTAGGGCGTTGAGCTCTGGGTGTAGGGCGGCACAACCCCCGTCGGGTACGGGTCCACAGTCGTCGTGCGGTACAGCACCCCATCCATCGCGTCCGTCCAGCCGTTGGCAAGTATGGTGCGTGTGGTGAGTGAAGCGCTGTCGATGGTTTCCTGCTTGAAGGCTTGCTTGCCCGTGGTCAGCGACACGTCCAGCGGGGACTGCGAGTACCTGTTGGGTTGCCCCCACCATGAAAGCACGTAGCCTGTGGACTCATGCTTCTCTCCGTCTACGACCAAGTTGGCAAACCAAGTCTGGTTTCCTGGATGACTGACCGCAGAGAGCTGGTATACCCCGTTTATATCCGGCACCCTCGGAATAAACGAGCAGTTGGTCGCCTTCACCAGCTTGCCAAGCACTGGAGCTTTGCCGTTAGTGGAGGTTGAGAAACTTTTCATGAAGTAGGTGTCTTGCTTCGGTGTGATGCGGTACGTTTCGTCAAACGGGATGCAGAAGAACGGCGGCGTCTTTATGCTCAACTTGCCACCGGCCACCGGCCACACCAGCACCACATCAACCCCTTGCCTTGACTCCAGCCTCACGCGGGAGCCGTCGGTCAGGACGCGGTTCTGAATCAGGAACGGCGCGCTGGCCACGTTGACCGCGTCGCTGAACAGTTTGTAGGCATGCGCGATTTCGCCGTACTGGCCCTCGGTGACGGCGTTGGCGTTCATGATCCGCATTTTTGGCGGCGGGCGCCCGGTGACCGTGTCCCCGGCCATGTTGATCCAGTGCTGATTGCGCAGGCTCATTGCGGCACCGCCAGATACTGAGGCATGCCGTTGTTCATTCTGAACGTCGCTGCAACTTCTGTTGCGCTGGTGGTGTAGCGGCCTTCCGTCATGCGCGCCACGTTGCCGCCGTTGAACCCTGCGACCAGCACACGGTCGGCAATGCAGACCATGGCTGCGCCTTGACCCGCACCGTCGCCCTGGCGCACCAGTTCACCGCGCACGGCCACGCCGGAACCCAGCACCACGCCAGCAGCGATGACCTGGCGGTAGGCCAGCTTGTCGAACTCGACGCCTGAGAGGAACGCCAGTTCTGTCTCGGTGCCCACGTACACGCCATCATCCACCGGCTGAATCAGGGTGATGCTCTCAGCGAACTGCTTGAAGTCGCGCCGGAAGTCGAACACTTCCCAGCCGTTGGTCTTCGAGGCGTAGAGCACTGAGCCCACTGCTTCCAGCACCCGGCCACGCCAGAACGCGGACACCGTGCCTGCGGGGGCAGGGTTCAGGTACTCTGTGCGGCAGGGCAGCGTCAGCGCATCGTTCTTTCCGAGATAGCTGAACGCGGCGGTCACGGTGTTGCCTGCGAGAAAACCAATGTCTCCGTTCTGAGCCGTCAGGTACACGTTGATGCTGTGACCAGCGAGTACGGGTAGACCAGTCAGCAGCACGCCACCATCTGGGACAGCGGCGGGGTTCGAGTAGGCCGGGCCGCCTTCGAGCCCGTCGGACAGGCGAACGTAGGTGATGTAATACTGGTAGTCGCCGGGGAACAAGTCACCGGAGACTGGCGTCAGTGCGCCAATACTTGGGGGCACCGGAACGCCCCATGTCGTCATGGTCAGGCCGTCGGTGATGCCGCAGATCAGTCCGTTGCTGAAGGTGGTGCGCCCGTCGGGCAGGTTGCAGTACCAGACACGGGTGTAGCCCAGCGCCGGGTACAGCACCACGCGCGTAGCGTTCGGCCAGATGGCGGTCAGGTCGCCGCTGCACGTTGCCAGCATGAACCCGTCGGCTTGGTGGAGGTTGCTGTGGCACAACTCGGACGCCTGGCTGTAGCCGGACCGGCGGCGCAGTTCACCTTTGAAGCCGACATCCACGTTCGCCGCTGCGGTCAGTGGGGTAATTTCAGTGCGCGGCTCCGGCACAAGCTGCTCAGTGGGCAGCACGTTGTTGATGCCGGAGAACTTCGAGAATGTCAGCATGATGGCGTCCTAGTCACGCGGGGCATGCCGAGGCATGTCCCTGGCGGGATGTGGAGCCCGCGCATTCTCCAGGCGCTGATGTGCGCGCCGAATGTCGTTGTTGTCGCGCCGCTTGCGCGCTCACCCTTGACCAGAGTGGCCTTCGACTGCCCGAAGCGGTTCCCGGCATAGAGCATGCGGGCTGGGTGGTCGGTGGAGCGCGTAGCCAGCGCCAGCCCCCAGCGGGTTTGATGTAGCGTGCCAGTGGCGTACTGGCTGCGGGCAGAGGTCGGTGTTCCGAATGCGGTACTTGCTGCCCCTGTCGTTTCGTTGCCGGGAGCTTTTGCAGCCAGGCCGAACACGGTTTCCGGCAAGGCCGCCGTGCTGCGGTAGCGCAGCGACGAAGTGGGGGTGCCGACGATGGCGCTCAAGTCTGCGCCCGAACACGAAGCTGTCACAGCTGCCGCCATGAAAGCTGTTGGCGCCCCGAACGCTGTCGTGGGCGCAGATCCTGTGCTTGCGGCTGCCACGACCCCCGCATAGGCTGGCGCCCCGATTATTCCTGGGTAAATGCTGGCGGCTGCGCATGAGAGGTTGGTGATGGGACCGATCCACCTGAATCCAAACGGTCGCCCCCAGCCTGTCGCCGGAGACAACGAACTGGCAACCATCGTCTGGTTGTACGGGGAGTTTGCGGTGCCAAACCGCGTGACTCTGCCGAATGTCGGGATGCGGAAAAACACCCGGCTGGCCACAGCCCCGAAGGTTGTGCCGCTAAACCCCGGCGGCGATGGGACGATCACGGGCGAGCCGAACGATGTGTCGCTGAATCCCTCCGCAGGGAACGCCTGTTCAGCCAGCCCAAACGCCGTACCGGGTGCGTCGCTCGAAGTAACGAGCGGGATGCTTCCAATACCGAAGGCGATCGGCTTAAATCCGAGGGGGGACGGGGCTATCTGCGGGGCACCAAACACCGTCGTAGTCGACCCAGTGCTCGCAATCATCAGCTCCGGCGTGCCGAACACTGTTGTTGGCGTTGTGCCGAGCGCCTGCATCGGCGGGCCCGGCACGCCAACCATAGTTCCGGTGAAGCCGTACGCGAACCTGGACAGAAGCTCTGCCACGCCGAACTGGGTTTCTGTGAACCCATTAGCGATATTCGCCAGGCTGACGGTGGTTGCGAATTCGCGCAGGCTTCCCGCGCTGCATGTAGATGTGTAGATGTTCGTGTTGGACGACGCCTTGAACAACATGAAGTTGAAGGGCTGGTCAATAGTTTCAAAAATGAACCTACCTGTCCCTCCATTTAACCGAATCGCAAACCTTACCGTGTACGTACTACTGCTGTACTGCCGAATCAGACCCCTGATGATGGTCGTGCTGCCGCTGCGCTGCAATAGCACTGCTTCTGTCCGAAGATCAGCTTGTGGGTGGAACGTGAAAAACGCATCAGGGCGGGTCGCCGTCATGTACATCCGGCTCACGTCCGTCAGCGTCAGTGTTCCCGCTGATGTGTTTCCGGGGGTCGCTGCGTAGAGCCCTATCGCACCCTCACTGCTGAACCCCGCTGTAGCGGTGGTGCCGCCGCTTATAGGCGCAGAGCCGAGGGTGATGGGCCATGCGTTGTCGTCGGCATCGAGGGCTTGGAGTGAGACAGTGGATGAGACTCCGAGCTCAGTCGCCCATTCCGCGTAGGCGGTGTACGGCAGGGTTGCCCCCGCCGACGGCACTATGTCTGCGGTCAGGGTTCCATCGAGCAGTACGAGGGGCATGACCCATGGCCCCTGTTGTTACAGACTGAAAATCTTGTAAGCGCCGCTATCCCACTGGATCGTCACATCGCCGCCGTTGAGTGTCAGCGGGAAGCCAGAGATGGTGTCGATGTAGGCTAGCAGCGGCGAGGTGCCCTCAACGCCCGTGTCCTTGTAGATCACCACGCCCTCAGACACAGGACCGGCTGTCGGCGCCGTAAACGTGATGTCGGCAGCGTCAAACACACCCGCCGTGACTGTTTTGGACGCCAGGGTCTGCGGCGTGCCGAGCACAGATGCGCTGATCGAGGTGTAAAACTCGTCGGTCAGCAGCGACTGAGCGTAGGCATTGCTTACCAACGCCACCTTGATGGTGTCCGAGGAAAAGTTAATCGAGGCAGAGAGCATCTTCTCTTTGCCTTTGGCGTAAAGGGCGTTGGCCATGGGAGACTCCTTAGAGGTTGCGACACATTCTAACTTAGATGTTAG